AGGTTAAAGTGTAACCACTTCTATCTCCTTCGGCAGTACCTGTACCTGAGTTACCTGCGGTAAGGTCTAAGCCTCTTGTTTTACCTAAGTACCAGTATTTGCCATTGTTGTCTTTGGCTACTGCTACTAATGTGTTTTGAGCTAATAACAAGATTTCGTTTCTTGTGTTAGCCTGTAATTTGTTTAATACGATAGTTAGTTCAGGAGCATAAAAGATAGTTCCGTTCTGTACGTTTGCATTAACATTCTCAACTAATTGAGAAGTGCCTTTTACAAGTTCATACTTAAAGAACTTCTTGCCAGATGCTTTTACAAGAGCAGTAATTACACCACTCGCCTCAGTTGTAGAGGTAACATCTCCTGCTGCCATAAAATAAACTTCGGTTATACCGCCTAAACTGTCTTTACAGTCTAAGGTATAATTTTGAGTTAAAGCACAAGCCATTGTTATTGAATTAAATTAGTTTGAAAAAATTGGGGGGCATATTTCAACCCCCCTATAAATTATGCAAGGATAAATCTCACTGCTTCGTCAGGGAACGCAATGTTTACACCCATTTTAAACTCAGATACGAAACGTACTTGGTCTGCTTCTTTTGCATAGAAAATTTCAAACTTCTCTTCTTCGTTCAATAAGTCTGTACCTAAGAACAAGTTAGATAAACGCATAGCGTAAACCTTGTTAGTTCCGTTAAGACCTGCAACTGCTACAACTTTAATAGTTGTACCCGGTAATACAAACTCGCTATCAGCTTTAACATCAATTTGGTAATTGAAGCTTCCGCTATTTTTAAGAGCAATAGTGTAAGTACGGAATAAATCTTGACCACAGAAGATAGTCATATCATCAGCAGCTACAACTTTTGCAGGAATTGCTTGGTAAACACCATCAAAGATAGAGATTACATTTGCAGCAGTAATAGAGCTTAAAGGCGCACCACTAATAAAAGTAGAAGCGTTTGCAGCAACAACACCAGAAGCAGCACCGATTAACTTAACAAGACCATCGAACTTGTTTAAGTTTACGTTCACACTTGTAGTGTCGCCCTGCCATAAAGCAGTTTCTAATTGTGCAGCGATTGTCTTAGCTTTCTTTTCAGAATATTCTTGCTCAAAAGGTACGCTATCGTACATAGAGCCAGTAGGTAAAGCCTTTTGTAAATACTTAGCTTCTAAATCCTTAGGGCAAAGAGCTTCGTTTACTTTAATTTTACCCGGAGTTACAGTTCTTTGAGTGAAGGTAGTAGAACCAGAAGCATTAAAGCCACATGAAGCACCATCTTGGAAGATAGCGTCTGTTTCCATAATGTTGATTTTTTCGCTTGACTTTACGCCAACCATAACGTTACCTGCACTCTTAATAAGAGCAGCAGTTTTTGCACCCAATACAGATGAAGTTACAAGTAGAGCTTCGTTTTCTTTTGTATAGTTTGCTAATGCAGATACATCAAATCCCATTTTATTTTATTTTTATTTGTTTAATAAAGCGTTTCTAAATTTTTCAATTCTATCGTACTTCATAGAGTGAGTTGTTACGTTAGAACCAAAGTTGTTTTTTGGCTGCGCAATAGGTTCAGCGTTAGGTGTCTTAGTAAGTGCTTCTATAAGTTCAGCTACTTGACTAAAACCATTCTTAACTTTTGCCTCTAATTGTGCTACTTGTGTTTTAAGATTTTCGTTTTCAGCTACTAAGCTCGAAATTTCGTCAGCCATTTTCTCATCATACTTCTTACCCATTTCAGCAGGAGTTTCGTCAGCGATTTCCGCTTCTGCTTCTGGGGTTTCAATAGATAAGATTTTAGCGGCTTCGTCTAATACGATTTCAGTGCCGTCAGCTAATTGGTGTTCACCACTTGGAGCAGGTGTTCCGTCTGCTAGGGTAACTTGACCACCGATAGCAAGTTCGCTAATCATAACCTTTGTTCCATCCATAAGGCTATATTCTGCGAATGTAACAGGTACTTCTTCGATAGGTGCAGGGGCAGGAGCAGGTGCTTCTACTTGTGGCATATCTTCGAACAAAGCCCTAATTTGCATAATTGCATCTTTTGCGTTCATCATTCTTTTTGTTTAAATATTAATAAAAGATTTAGTTTATCATTTAACCCGTTGCAATATTTCCTTTATTGCATTCATAAGTTCTTGTTCTTTGCTTGGCTTAGTCTTGTAAGTAAATAAACCCTCTACGCTAAACCCTTTAAATTTGCCCTCTTTAACGTCGTTCCAAACACCCTCATTGTCTACCTTAAAGCTACCGAACCAGCTTCCATCAGGAGCATCTTCAAAGCCCTTCATTGGTAATATACCCCTGCTCTCGTCTGTAATAAAGCTCTCAAACATAGTAACACCTTCTACCTGTGCATCAGGAGAGTGCATTAAGTTTACGTTTGATTGGTAGCCTTTTTTGAAAAACTTTTGAGCAATCTTAAAAATAGTATCCTTAGAGAACACCACATAATAATCCCCGTAAGTAGCATCGCTGCGAAAAATAGGTACGTCAGCAAGCATAAGAGGTCCAGAAATAATGCGCTTATCTTCGCTAACCACTTCAAAGCGTTGTTGATTTTTAAAGGCATTCCAATTCTTTTGTATAGCCGGTCTATCAACTAATGCAACGTAATCTACTTCTGCATCGTCATTCATATCCTCGCTAATGTCTAATAAATAAACAGGTAAGTCCATATCTTTAAATATTAAGTGTTTTAAATTGTTATCATTTAACCGAACCTTGCCCTTTGTCTTATAGCAGCGATACGTTGTTGGTTACTTGTTACATCGTTTTCTACAACGTAAGCTCTAACGGCTTGGTTTCCTATTGCGTTAATAGTCTGGTTATCTAAGGTAGTTGTTTGTGCTTGTGGTTGTGGGGGTGCTATTGGGGCTGCTGCATTAAAGCTTGGAACACTTGGGCTGCCACCTGCTGCACCGGGAACTTTAACCGATACTATGTTTCTAACCGCAGCAAATCCAGCAGCACCTACCGCAGCGGCAGATATAAAATTAAAAGGTGGTGGCGCAGAACTTAAAGCATTGGTAATACCTTTGTAAGTGTTGATAATAGAAGCAGCAATAGCTAAGGCTTTACCCGCAACTGTTTCCTTACCTGCAATCATTGATAAGTTTGTAATAGCAGAAACTGTGGCATCTAGTGCAGCTATTTTTGCATCTGCTTCCTCTTTTGCAATTTTAGCTTTTGCGTCTTTTGCTAACCTATCATTTTTTATAGATAATTGTACTAATTCAAATTCTTTATTTGCATAATCTTCTGCATCTTTTGCACCTTGTTCAAGCAATTCTTTATCCAAAGCATCTTGCTCAGCTTTTTCTTTTGCTCTTTGTGCATTTAAAATATCAATAGCTTTTATCCTGTCAAAAAAGAATTTAACCTCTGCGTCTTTACGTCTTTGATTTTCTTCCTCTATATCTTTTGCTATTTTTTCCCTTGCTTGTTTTGCTTTATTAGCTTCCTCTGCTCTTTTCTTTGCTTCTTCATCTCTTGCTTTTTGTGCATCATTTGCTCTTTCTTTATCAGCAGCAGCTAGTTCTCTATTTAACCTTTTACCTAATGCAGCAGTATTTGCCCCGTCTTCTTTTATTGCTTCGGCATACCTATTCTTAGCTTCAATTTTTTTCTTTGTGTATTGGTCTACTTGGTCGCCATGTTCCTTCATGAACTTTTCATTGACCTTCAAAGTTTCGGCAGCATCTTTTTTTAACTTATCTAATGCCCTTGTTGCATCTGATGTAACACCTACAAAGTCTGTAACCTTATCGATAATTTCACCAAAGAATTTACCTACTTGAACAAGTCCTGGAAATAAATTTAAAATAGCTTTTTTAACAGCTTCGAAATTTGCTACTAATAAACCAATACCAACAACTAATGCTCCATAACCTGTTGCTATAATTGCGCCTCTTAATGTAGTAAAAGAAGTCACTACATTTGTTCTTATGATTGTTGCAAGTCGTTGGAAGTCTTTTGCAGAATCAGTAATAGCAGACAAGCCCTGTGATAAAGCTAACGCAGATTGTACTTTTAACAAGGACTTTTCTAACTCCTTGCTTTCTGAACCTACTATACCAAGCGCACCCTGTACGGCAGTAAAGCCACCTGCTACTGCGTTAATTGCTCCGGCAAATACTTGAAACTTCTTTCCCGGATCGAACAAGTCGGCAGTTTCTCTCGCTTCACTTATCCTATCTTTTAACTCAGCTACTTTTTTTGCTGCTGCAATTGCTTCGTCTGAGTAATCGCCAAAATTTTTCTGTGCAGTAATTAACTCGGCATTGGCTTCTCTTAATGCTTTTTTAACATTACCTATTGATTCAACTGCGTTGCCTTGTATGTTAAAATTTATACCTATGTTCTCTTGTGTCATTAGTATTTTGTTTCTATTACTTTAAGAAATGATAGTTTAGTAGTATTGTATTCCATAGGGTTAAAGTTCTCAACTTTGTTGAGCCTAAATAATACTCCGTCTATATATACATACTTACTAAAATCTAAGTTAAAAATGTCTATTATATCCAATAAGCCATAACAGGTTAATAGTTTACTGTATTCACTTGTTATCTCAGCTATGTAAGGACTATGATAAGCGTTAAATACGTTTACCTCTGGATATCTGTTAGGACTAAATTGTATTTCACTTGGTGCGCCAAAGTTTATATCATTCTGTGGGTTAATAGGGTCATCTAAATGTCCAGCATATCCATAGCTTGTATAAGAACCTAAAACAGTTGCGCCATTCATTATGTTCCAACTACTAACTTCTGTTATTTTTTTAACCTGCATAATTCTTATTATGCTATCCATTCTGTCCTCTGCGTTATTCGTGTTGGACTTCTTATAGATTGCCGGGAACACTTTGTCTTGTCCTGTTGCTTGGTATAAAGTAGATGCCGCAAATATTACTTCTAAGGTATCCGTTTCTTTTACAAAGTCAAACTTTGTATCATGAATAAAATCTCCATAGCCTTCGGTATATTTTTTTCTATAATTTTCTGCGTAGAAGTCATTATCAGGCTTGTACTTATAGTTATAGTAACGAGCATTAATCTCACTCATTGGCTTAATACTTAAAGGCTTGGCTCTATCTATTTTATTAGTCCAATCTTCTGCATTATCTGCCTTTTCAGGATAGAAGTCCACATACGGACTAATAACCAGTTCCTTGTCATTAAACTTATTCTCATAAACGTAAAGGTTAAACATCTTAACAATGCTCAAAAAGAAATCTCTTTGAAATATACCTCTTGGTATTGTTTCGTTTATCTTAATATTTTCTCCTAAATTAATTTGTACTAATGTAGGCTTTGCAGTTGTGATAGTTAAGTTACCTGTAAATATTTCAACTTCCATTAATGTACCAAGTATCTCAACCTGTATATAATCTGTATTAACAAAAGTTATATTGTCTACTGTGAAATCACAAGCTATAATTCTTCTAATACTTGCATCAAAATCTTGACTACCTATTGGAACTCCATTTTTTCTTAATATAACAGAAAAGTTAGAGTTAGAAGGATTGAATGAATTTACAAAACCGCTTAACGTTACTCTTATACTTGTACTGATACTAGAACCTGTATAAGTAAATACTTCTCCAAAGGTATCTGCCGTAAAGCTACCTGCCGTTGTTATAGTATATCTAACATAAGGTTCGCTTGTTAAATTCATTGTCCTGTTATTAGCAGTAGCACTAAAACTTGTATTATTTGAAGCCGTTATGTTTGTCTGGTTATGCGGTATAATCAAGCGGTTAAATAAAGCCGTATTAAAAAACGAGCAATCAAATGTATAATCTGTTCCGGCAAATATCTTTTGTATATACTCCTTAACATATAAAGCAGGTCGAAACGTTGTATATTGAAAATCCTTTTTAGCTACCCCATTAACTCCTGTGCTAACATTTCCGTAATCAATCAAAGGATAGTAATAGCCAGAGCCTCCGGCATTATCCCAACTATTGCTAATATTTGCAACGCTATAAGTGTGGTCATAAGCACTAAAATCTAAATCTTCTAAACGAGCATTACCTAATTGATTAATAAAGCCACCAAGCTCTCCTACTACGCTACATTGATACTCGATTGTTTCTTTATCTATAACTATCTCTAATATTCTTAAAGTGCCTTTAAATATCTGCACCTTGTCAATAAAGATTTTGCAATTAGCTTGTTTTGCTACGTTAAAGTTATATCCTATGTTCGGTAATTCAGGATAGGTTAAGTTAGCATTGTTAAGCTCGAAGATGTAACCAAAGACAAGGTTATTGTTTGCCGTTCCTGGTATGCTAATTGTTTTGCTATAAGAAGTATTGCGACTACCAAACTCACTTACATCATCAATGGCATAAGTGAACTCAGTAGATATATCCTGCAATAAATCAATCTTCTGCTCTTCTATGTATATCTCTGTGCTAATCATTATCTGAATTGGCTTGTTAAGTATTTGCCTACTTCTATTTCAATATCAAAGTTAAATAGTTTGTCTGCGCTTTCTAGCTTATACTCGTAGTTCGTTGTGGTTATGGTAACAGGGAAGTAAGCACCAAGTACCTCCATATATACAATAGGACTTGATACAAGCTGAGCCAACCACGCATAGTCCTGTTCGCTAACCCAATCAGAAGTAAGCCTATATCTATCTTTATGCTGAATAGCATAGTTGAAAGTTGTTTCGTTATATCTGTTATATCCATCTATATTTGTCATTTGCCCACCTACAAGCTGCCAATCGCTTCGCCTATATGATGCTC